CGTACATTTCAAGATTTTGATAAATCTTTTAGAAATGTCGGAACATCAATGAGAAATGTAGGTTTACAAGCAGGTATAACAGCTGGTGTAGGCTTTACAGCAATGAAGCGAATAATGGGAAGTGTCATCGAAGAAGCTAATGAGTTTCATCAAGGCATGGCTGAAGTTAAAGCGATTAGTGGTGCTACAGGCGATGAAATGGAAAAGTTAACTCAACAAGCCAAAGAATTAGGTAGGACAACTAAATATACGGCACATGAAGCAGCAGAAGCGATGGCGAATTTAGCACGAGCGGGATTTAAAACCAACGAAATTTACGATGCAATGCCAGGTCTTTTAGACTTAGCAGCATCATCTAATATTGATCTAGGACAAGCATCTAACATCACAGCTAATATCCTTAGGACATTTAATAAAGATGCTTTTGAGTCAGCTAAAGTTGCAGATGTATTAGCTAAAGGAGCAGCCACAGCTAATACTGATGTTAGTGGCTTAGGTGAGTCAATGAAAACCGCTGGGCCTGTTGCACAATCATTAGGTATACAGTTTGAATCAGTTGCAGCAGCCACAGGTTTAATGGCAGATGCTGGTATTGACGGTAGTTCAGCTGGGCGTATGCTAAGACAAGGTATGTTAAGACTATCCAAACCAACAGGTGAAGCTGGTAAACTTATTAAAGAGTTAGGTATCAATGTGTTTGATGCAGACGGAAACATGAAATCACTCGATAAAGTTGTAGGAGAGTTAAATAAAGGTTTACAAGGACAAACCAAACAACAAAAGGCAGCAGCATTAGCTACTCTATTTGGAAGTGAATCTACAGCAGGTTGGACAGTCTTATTAGACCAAGGAGCTGATTCTTTAAGTGATTATACAAATGAACTAATCGACTCAGAAGGTGCTGCTAAAGATATGGCTGACACCATGCAAGATACAGCTGAGGGTGCAATCACTCGAATGAACTCAGCAATCAGTGGTTTAAAAATCGAGTTAGGTGAAAAGTTAGCACCTATTATTGTTCAAGTTGCTGATGGTGTTGGTGATTTTGCTAACAAATTATCTGAAATGGACAGTGCTACTATTGAAACCATTGCTACAACAGGTTTACTTGTAACAGCAGTGTTAGGTGTTACAACAGCGGTTGCTGGATTAGTTGCTGGAATCGGTGCTTTTATGGCATTCGCTGGGCCAGTTGGTGTAGCTATTACAGCTGGTGTAGGTGCATTAGGATTACTAGGAGTAGCAATTCACAATGCCAATAAAAAATCAAAAGAAGCAAGTGAAGTTAATTTAGATGTAGCAAAATCATTAACTGATGAAGCAATGGCACTAGAGGAAGCAGCCAACACTTTTGATAAGTTGTCAAACAAAGCAAAATTAAGCAATGCGGAACTAGCAGAGTTAAATGATTTAAACAAGCGTATAAGTAAATCAAGCAATCCTGGTGAAATTGAACAATTACAAAAGCAATACGAAAAATTAGCAGAAAAATCAGGTTTATCGAAGGATGAATTAAATGAGTTATTTACAGCTAATGATACTATTATTGATCAATCACCAGATGTAGAGACAAGTATTAGTAATCAAGGTAATGCCTTTGTAGAAAGCACAGAAAAAGTAAGAGAATACATAGATAGTTTATTGGAAGCATCTATGACTGAGCTTAGAGGCGAAAGAGAAAAGCAGTTGCAACGTCAAAATGAACTACAAGATGAACTAATTAAAAAAGAACGACAGTTAGGTGATATGCAAGAAGCACTTGTATATACAGATGAGTTACGTGGTAAGAGCAAAGAAGAACTTTTAGAATTAGATGCTCAATTAACTGAACAAATGAATGAAGCTAAAGCAGGGTCAGAAGAGTGGTTAGCACTTGACGAAAAACGTACAGCGTTAAATGCTGCTATGAATGGAAACGCTGAGGAGTATTATTTTCAGTTAATTGAAAACATCAAAGAAAAACGTAAATCATTTGAATTAACAAAAGAAGAGTTAGCTGAATTAGATAAACAAACACAGGCACTAGCGGACGTGTATTTACAACAAGTTGGAATCACAGAGCAAGGAGAAAAAGGACTTGCACAACTCGATAAGGCAATTGCTAAAAATGATGAGGAATTAGCAAAGCTGGAAGAGAAGAAACAAAAGAATGGCGAACTATCAGAAAAAGAACAAGAGCGATATGATTATTTATCTGAAACAACAGAGAAACAACGTGAACATAGAGATATTATCCATGATGAATTGGGCTTATATAAAGACTTAAACTCATTAGCTGAAGCCAAAATGGAAGCGATTGACTCTGAAACAGAAAAGAAAATAAATTCCCTTGCAAAAACAACTGATATAAAGGTTGAAGAAGGAAACATTATAAAGCAACTCGAAACTCAAAACTCTGAAATAGATGAAAAAATATCAAAGCTAGAAAAAGAGAAAGAAAAACAAGGTGCTAACACCAAAGAAATCAATAATCAAATAAAAGAGCAACAAGAAAAGAGACGATGGAACGATGCAATAATAGAGCAGATTCTAAAAGAGTTAGGTGTATGGGAACAAGTTAAAGATTCCATCGGTAAAGGTGTAGACGAAGAAAAGAAAAAAGGTAAAGCCACAGATGACACCACTAAAAAACAAAAGAATCAAGGCGATCAGATTGATAAAAATAACAAGAAAACTGATACAGGTATTAAGAAAGAAAAAGAGCGTAGCAAAGAAGCAAGTAGAGATGTAGATAAAAATGTGAATGTATCTGATAAAGGCAAAACAGATGAAATAAATAGAAAAGCAGGTCAAACTAAAAATAAGGCAGTTAAACTATATCAGCAAGGATTATCAGCTATTAATATCGCTGCATCTACACCAAGAAGAAAACGAGTATCTTTATTTCAAAGTGGGTTAGCAGAAATAAATCGTCAAGCATCTCAATCAGTGACAAAAACAGTAAGATTAAATGTGACAGGGATGACAAAATCACTATTTGGATATGAAAAAGGTACACCACCAAGTGGACACCCTGGAGGCGACTTTATAGCAGGTGAAGCTGGTAGAGAGTTAGTTAGATTACCAAGCGGTAAAACGTTTTTAACACCTGATACAACAACATTTTATCCTAATATGCCTAAAGGAACTCATGTAATACCAAACCGCAAAACAGAACAAATCCTCAGAAATACCCCTCGTTATGCTAATGGCACACCTAACTGGGATAGCATCAAGAACAACCTATCATCAGCATCAACACAATTAATCACACAAAAAGAAATTTTAACAGTTGAGCACGAGATTAACAATGACTCTTTAGAGAACAAGATAACAAGTTTAGAAAATACTGTAGCTACATTAACAGATACGCTTATCACATTGACACAAACACAACATCAGCATATGAAAACTATTGCTGAAAGAGAAATGATTGTAGAAATGGATAGTGAAAAGGTTGGTAAAGCTACACAAAAGACAGTTAACAAGAAAACAGATGATGAAACTAGAATGAAATTACAAATGTTAGGTATCATCTAATAAGAATTGAGGTGATATAGATTGTTACCTATTAAATTATTTAAAGAAGATGGCTTTTATGAAGTTAATTATGCTGAGTTAGGTATATCTTTTTTAGAGTTTACTGTACACGAATTAGAGGTTGACCATGACACAGAATCATTAGAAGGTGTAGATGGTGCTTTTATACGTGAATCAAGGTTACAGCCACGATTGATAACAGCTAGAGTACTCTATCAACAACCCTCATATGATTACTTTCATGCAAATAAGAGTAAAGTTTATGCTTTATTTAATCCTCTAAGTTACCTTCACATTATTGATGAGCGTGAACCTCACAAAAAATGGAAAGTTAAAACTCAATCAATTAGTACAATCACGAATAAAGAATCACGTAAAGCAGATGAAGTAGAGATTACATTCATCTCAGAGTCTCCATATGCAACAGCAGTAGATGAAACAATTACTACTATAAATGACACCACAGCTTATGTAATGAACGCTGGTGACGTGTATTTAGATGCTAGGGTGGATGATATTGATATTACATTTAACGGTGTATCAGACAAGCTGAGAATAGTAAATGAGACAACCAACACTCAATGGCAATACCTAAAGACAACTACAGTAGATGATGAGATTTACATTGATAGTATCTATCCATATAAGAATGATAAGAACATCTTTGGTGATGATACAAACTTTGGTGTACTAGAGTTTGCTAAGGGAAGTAACAAAATTAGAGTGTATGGTGCAAGTGGAGATTTTACATTGAAAATTACCCATAATGATTTATTTATCTAAATTAGAGTAATTTTTTACACCTATCTATAAATTGACCCCTGTATCTCAATACAGTGAAGTTTAATTAAAAAGCATGAACAATAACACTCGAATAACACAAAAGCTCACTATGACTTTGTAAATGACTCACAGAGAAGGTGGGCTTATTTGTGTTGGGAATTTATAAAGAAAGGAGTTAGTAAATGTTAATAATTACAAATTTAACAGGTGAGAGTTTACCTCTAAGGGATATTGATGTACTAGCAAGAACTAGAGGTACAAATGGTGATTATCAGATTAAAATGATTGCTCATAAGACTGAACGTAACAAAGAAGCGTTTGATTTGATAACTGAAGAATCAATCATCACTTTGCCAGATGGTAATAAATTTAGGGTTAAAGCTAGAGAAAAAAATACAGTAGATAAAACTGTAAGATTAGAAGTAACAGCATTACATACAATTTATGACAATGTAAGCAATTATCAGTATGACATTATAAAAGGCGAAAAAGTTTTATCATTACATCAGGCACTGACACATGCTTTTGAAGGTACTGATATTACATTTTATATCGAAGATGAATTTGACAATCACTCATTTGAAAATTTTGGAGATGACAACTCTATTGCTTTATTCAACAAAATCAAAGAAAGTTTTGAACTTGAGTTTAAGATAGAAAATAACACTCATTTACGTATCTATAAGCGATTAGGTAAAGTTGCAGATACTCAATTGAGATACAAGCATAATATTAAAACAATCAAACTGGAAGATAACACTCATAACCTATCTACTTATATCAAAGGTTATTATGGAGACCAGCAAGTTGATAAAAATGGGGAAACTATTCCAGATACTTATGAGTTTGAAACTGAGTATACTTCACCAAGTGCTGAAAAATACGGTATCTTACATGCTAAACCTTATAAAAATGAAAAAATTAAGCATGAAAATGCTATGCAGCGCTATCTTAAATCTAAAGTTATTGATGAGCCTGAGATGTTGCTAACAGTAGAACACCAACAATTGATAAATAATCTAAGCAAACAGCTAGATGAAATTGAATTAGGTGACACATTGTATCTTATCCATGAGCCAATGGATATTCAATTCAATATCAGAATTAATGAGGTCATTGATTTCCCTCTACACCCTCAAATTAAACCAATCTACACATTATCTACAAACCCTATCTCATTGATTGACAATAATACTTTGCCTCATGTAAGCAAAAATAACAACGATAAAGAGATTTCTATAATCAAAAGCAAACAAACGGCAGCAGAAAAACGTATTGAGAAAACAAT